AGCGAAGAGTCGCCATGATTCATCTCGGGGGAATGGTTTACGGTGTGGGCGCAGCCCAATGCACCAGCGCAGCCGGTTGCAAATAGCTTAGCGGTTAGCTGTTGCTTTCATGCGGTCATACAGGTCGCGGTCTGTACGAAACAGCCGCGCCTGTTCTGTCAGATTGAATGTATCCCTGTTGAACGGATTGGCCATCCCGGCAGGGATTCCTCCAGTGCTGGCGCCTGCTGATGGTGCACCGCTACCCTGCGGCTTGGGTTGCTTTTGCATCCAGCTTGGCAGCGTCTTGGCCCATTCGCTAACGGGTGTGCGCTGGTAGCCATCGACCACGACGACAGTGCCGTCAGGGTCGCGCTCGATCTGGTCGGCGCTCAGTTTGGTCTTTAGCACCATGTCTGGATCGTGCACGATGTCGGCCAATGCCGTCACGGCTGGCGCGACGAGTTCCAGCTCTCGGACGCGTGATTCAAGCTCTGCAATGCGCTTGTCCTTTTCTGCTGTTGCCTCGCGGAACTGCACCTCTAGGGCTTGCCGTGCCTCTTGGTATTTGCCTTGAGATTCGAGCTGCTGCTGCTCATAGTTGCGCTTGAACTCAAGCAGCTCATCGACATTGACGCCATCAGGCAGCTTGGGCGCTTTGGATTTTGCTGCGCGCAGCTCAGCAATCAGCTCCTGGTTTTTGCGCTCCAGTGCTTCAACACTGCGTTGCAAGTCAACCTCAGTAGCCGCAGGCTCTGGGGTTTGTGTTTCATCAGACATGGATAAGCCGCAGGCTTAATTACGCTGCCATCGTAATGGCGCGGTGTGATCGTGTCAAAGCGTGAATGGGACACACCTGTGCGGGAACCGTGGAACCCACTGATAAAGCAGTGCCTAGACGCAGTAGACCGGCATGAGGAGCTGTACCGCAGTACCGGCAACGGATGGCACGCCGCCAAGGCGCAAGACCTGCGGTGGTATGTGGCTGAGCTAAAGGACTGGATTCACGCGCAGGAGCGTGTCAGGGCTTAGCAGTCCATGTAAAACGGGGATTCCGGTTCTTGGCTTGCTCCTCAATAGTTGCCCATCTGACGTTGCCTGGCTCGTAATGCCCCATGGGGTCTATGCGATCCAGTGTCATACCTTCGGGACGATGTCCAAGCTCCCTTAGGAATTGTTCATAGGAATCAAATCGAAACTCCACGTTGGCGTATGCGTTGTGGTGGTTTGTCTTGACCCGGCGCTTGGCTTTGTGGAATGACTTGTAGGCCCCTTGATTTCTGACGCGATCTTGAGGCTCTTTTCGTATGGAATCCCAGCGTGTGTCACAAGCCTTGATCGCGCAAGACCTGCACAGCAACCCCCTTCCTTCTTTGACAGCTTTTGCCACTAGATCTTTGCGGGTTGTTCGGCTGTTGCCGCACGTGGGACACGAAACCTCGGTATACGAATGGTGCGCTGCCACGATAAATCAACTGGTTACCAGTTTATTCTAGCTCCATTTTGCCTTATCCGCCCAGAACGCAGCGCTGAGCTTACCCTTGGCGATATTGGCCGCATGGCGATCCTTGAACGATGCCCGTCTGGCTTTGTCTGCTGCCGATTCTCCTTTTCGTGCTGGTGAGCCAGACACGCCCTGCTGACCGAATCTGATCAGCTTGACGGTCTCGCCTTCTTTAGCTAGTACCGCATGGGATTTGGTCGGATGGTTTGGCGTCCGCTTGGGTTTGTTGTAACCCTCAAACTGCTCGCCGCGATAGGTGATCATCGCCGTGGTGCGGGTTTCAGCTCTGACCGTTTCTTGATGACCGCGTTGCCGGTTGACTCAGATTTGATCCGCACGATTGGGTCATCTTGGCTGCCGACGCGTGTGACACTACCACCGCCTTGCGTTGGTATGGTCGCCCGTTCGCCGCCGATGCTGGTGATCACGCCAAAGGTGCGTGTGCCTTGGTAGTTCCAGCTAACCCGGTCGCCGCGTTTCATTTCTTTTTGCCCTTTGGCTTGCGTGATTTGCCAGCTTTTGACAATGCAATAGCAACGGCTTGCTTTTGCGGTTTGCCTGCTTTCATCTCAGCCTTGATGTTGGCTGAAATGGTCTTTTGTGAACTACCTTTTTTCAGGGGCACCGTACCGAGCGCGGAGATGCTCCAAGGTTAGCTCCGACCCGTCATCACGCACCAGCTTGGCTAGCGCGTTCTGCGGTCCGTACTTTTCTGACAGTCTGTCAAAGTAGGCAACCTTGCCAGCACCAAGCGCTTTTGCCTTGGTCGGCAGGTCTTGCTTAGCCAGCCACTGTCCGTAGGATTCATTTGCAGGCACCTGTCCCCCCTGGCTAGCGCGGGTGCCTGCTGGTGGCGGCGTGAAACCTAGTTCGTCGTAGTCAATGACCGGGATGGTCGTGCTGCGGCAGTTGAAGTGCTGCGGTGGTGTCGGGCCTTTGCCATATTCAAACGTCTTACCGTCAAGCGCCCGGCAGATTGCGCTGGTGCGTGTGTCGAGCGTGGCGACGTACCTGTATTTCTTGGTGATGTCTTGATTGGCCTCATACACCTGCTGGCTAGCGCTGTTGGCCACCTGGTTAATGCTGGTGCGCACCAGAGTGACGATCTGATTGTCGGCTACTGCTGTTGCCTGTCCACCTGCCGCAACAAGCTGCCGCACGTTACGCGCACGCTCACCAAACTCAAGGCTGCCGATCAGCCGCTTAGCAATGGCAGGCGTGGGTTCGCCGGTCAGCAGCCCTTGCCGCACCACTTGCGAGAACCGCTCTGCCTGATCGACGGCGATGCCCCTGAATGCCTTGGTAACTGTCTCGCCATTGGGCAGCGTGATTGTTGCGCCCTTGGCAGCGGTCAGATTGAATACGCCAGTGCCGGCTTGTTGAGCCAGTGCCTCTGCGCCATAGACGGACTTGAACAGGTCATCGCTCAACGCGACCACGTTCAACTGCGTCGGGTCGGTCGTGACGACCGATTGCGCAAATTGCGGGCTGATCTCTACGGTGTTTACGGCGTCACGAGCGCCAGCCGGTAGCGCCTTGCGTAGCTGATCTGCCACGAACTCAGACTGCAGCTCAGCGATGCCCTGCAGCTCCCTTGCCGTCAGCTCTGTGCTGTCGCCTGCCCAGGTTGCAAGCGAGTCCTTTAGTTGCGCCAAAATGCCACGCAGCCTGGCAGCCTTAACCGGTGCGGCTAGGTCGTCAATCGTGCGTAGCTGGTTGACAGCATCAATGATGATGTCGTTGTAGGCATTGATGATCCGCCGCGCAACGCTATTGCTGTAGCGGTTCAGGTCAATGGCATTGCGGTATAACGCTTCCATCAGACAATGCCCAGGTCTTGTGGTTTGTACTCAGACCGGATACTGACATTAGCGCCGCGCTTTAATGCACCCTGCACCGCTGCAGCGAAGGCGTCGTAACCGTTCTGGCCGTCTTCCATAATGCGCAGCTCGTCCACTTCATCGGCTTTGCCGTCTTTGTACCACGTCAGTCGTATCACCGCCAGCACTTCATCTGGCAGTTTGCACATGGTGTAATCAAGCTCCTGTTTCCTGGGCTTCTTCGGCTCCATCCAGATCATCAGGTCCACTAGCCAGTCTGTCAGCTTGTCCAGCAGACGGTAGATCAAGCCCCGCATTGGATGTGGCCTCCAGCTCCTCGTCTACATCAAAGTTATCGCCCAGCACATCGCCTTCGGCAAGTTCGGTCAGCAGCGTTTCTTGGCTGATGGTGCCAGCGGTGTAAAGCGACAGCAGCGCGGCGATGTCCTGCGGCTCAAGGCGTGCGCCAAGGAAATCGCGGTTGACGTAAGCGCTACCGGCGGCAGTGGCATTGCCGAGGTACTGCGCGTGAAACTGCAGGCAGTTGTCGATCATGTCCTGCATATTCTGCGCGATCACCATCATGGTGCTGTCGCCTTGGCTGCGGTCGATGCGCTTGGCCTCGGCGGTCTCAGCGCTCAGTTTCTGACCCAGCACTGCCGACAGGCCTAGCTCGTTGATTTGCAGCGCAAGCTGCTCAAGCCTGCGGAACTGCGCTTCAAAGCTACGGCCAGCAGGCTCGATGTACTCAGCGCGGCCTTCGGCTGGGAATGCAATCGCTTCGCCCGGCCCGGCTGATACCTCTTCGGCGCTGGACGGGAAGCCATAAAACGCCAGCATCGGCACGGCTGAAATGTGCAGTTGGTTGTCAAGGTCCGACTGCACTTGATAGGTCTTTAGGTTTAGCTCTGCGATGTCCTCAAGCGGTGGCCTTGACTCCATGAAGCCATGCCGCTGCGCATAGGCGATGCTGAACGGGATCTCGCTAAGACTGGTGCGGCCTTCATCGACGACGGTGAACTCACCGCTGTCTTGCTTGCGGTGGATGCGGTACTCACCAGGCGTCAGCACACGGATCTGCTCAACTGCCTTCTCGCCAAACTCGCCATCTGGCACTGTGACCACCTCAGCCAACCTGAGCTGCGTCAGCACCTGCCTGCCTTCTTGCGTCTCGGTGCGCCAGCCAAGGATCTGCCGAGGTGTGTAGGTCACCCAATAGGGTCTACCCCCAGTAGCAGGTGCATCCACCAATGTACCAATGTGGCCATACCTGACCATCTTGCGGGCTGCTTCATAGGTCCAAACATTGAGGTCATTGCCTTGCAGGTCTACGTCAAACAGTTGCTCGCGGATCACGTCGGCGGTGTCATCCAGCCGCACCGGCTTGCGGGTCAGCATCCCGGCCAGCATCCGCTCAAGGCGGATGTAATACGGCGGGCATACGCTACGGGCTAGGCGGTTGTCGTAGGACTCGTCCAGCTCGCGTGGTTCTTGCGGCAGGTACCGGCGATGCTTTTTACGCATCCCATAGGTGCCTTGCAGTAGATCTTCAATCAGGATCCAATGCGGCTCTTGGGCGTACCAAGACGTATTGGGGTCATTGACTTTTGAGACGGTGCGCTGCGCAAGCGGCCGGTCATAAAAATTGAAGCCGGTATACACAGCGGCACCGCCATTAACAGTGCCGTCAGTCTAAGGTTTCAGGTTCTGATGGCACGCGGGGTGGTTGTGGTGTGCCTTGTAGCCGCTGTCCTGACCAGCGACGTACACCATTGCCAGCAGCACGATGGCTGCAACGGCATTCATAAAGCGATTGTTGATCATGGTTGGAATGGTAAGGGGTCGGCCTCGGCGGCCGTGAGCACAAGATACCACCTAGCGCCGCCGTGGTCAACCCTAGTAGAGCCTGACGCCTGTGCTGCGTCCAGCGCCAGCGTGCAGCGGGTTGAACTCACGCCACACCAGGTACCCGAGCGCGTCATTCATGTGGTCAAACCCAGCGTCCTTGTCCGGTTCGCCCTTGTCGCTGTAGCACTGCAGCTCAAGGCACTCGATGACACGCTTGCAGCCTTGCGCTACCTGTAGCCGCACCTGCCCTTTGCCGTTTTCCAGCAAAGCCTGAACAGCAGCCACCCGATCACGGACGGAAGGGTTGCTGCGCGGTGACTGGTTGGACATGCCATAGGACTCAAGAATCTGGATGTCGGTTTGGCTTGCGTTGGTGCTGCGGCTGCCACCGCTGGCATCTGGATAGATGTACACCTGCTGCTGCGGGTGCCGTCTGCGGATCTCTTGCGCCAATGCGTCGGTGTCATGCGCACCGGCGATCTCGTCGATGACTAGCAGGCCACTGCCAAGCCGGACGGCGATGACCGCAGACATGTTGCCCACGTTGAAGTCAATGCCAACACGCACCGGCTCGCGGCTGATGTCTGGCACGCTGGCCGTGACATGCTTGGCCCGGTCGAACCGGTCATACACCTGCCCAGTTGTCAGGTTTACGAACTCGCCGTCAAGGTACGCACGCAGCAGGCTTGGGTCGTAGTTGGCTTCCAGCCGCTCGATGAAGTCCGGCGGCAGGTGTGGGTTGTCCGCCGTGCGCATCTTGATTAGATGCCGGTCTGGACGTGCCCTGGCCTCGTCGCTGCCGAACGTGTTCCACATCCACCGGAACCCCTCTGGCGTCGATGCCGCGCCAAACTGCCGGACATTGCCAGAGCGGAGTCGGCCAAGGATCTTTGGGAATGCCTTATTGGCAATGCTTGGCGTCACCGTATCGATCTCGTCAGCCAGCACCCAAGCAAGGTTCAAGCCGATAATGCGGCTCCAGTTTTCAAAGCTACGGCACAGGATCTTCGTATCGCCGCCCGGCAGGTGCAGCATGTATTCCGGCAGCGGGCTAGCCCTGAACGTGTACGGGATGTCATACGCTTCAAGGAACGCCTCAAAGTCCGTCTGCCAAATGTCGCGGATCAGCGGCCCCGTCGGCTCCATCACGCAGCCGATAAAGCCCTGATTGACTGCCGCCAGCATCACGGCTTTAGCGCATAGCGCCCTAGTTTTGCCCGCGCCGTAGCCAGCCGAGATGCCAAGGATCTGCGTAGCGGTGTCATCCACAAACGCAAGCTGCCCAGGGTGTAGGTCAGCTCGGATGCGTGCAACCAGATCGCCTGTGTCCTCTGGCGTCTGCTGCTGCATAAATGCAAGCAGCGGCACCGGCTCGCAGATGCCGCTGACGATGCTCACAAAACCTTGCCGTCAGACTTCATCGACATCATCAAAAATAGTTTCCAGCAGCTCAGCCTTAACGATCTCAAGGCAGCCAATCAGTTCAGCGGCTGATAGCTCAGAGTCGTTCATGGCCTGAGCGACTGCAGCAAGAAAGTCTTCCATGGTGTGACGTGGTGTCGGTTGGAGTTTAGCTCATCTCAAACCGCAGCAGCCGGGCTTGCTTGTCCAGTGCAATCAGCGCAGTATTGAGCTGATCCTTCTCGGCAGCGCGGCGCTCGTATTCCATTGCTCGTGCAACCGCAGCCTCGAGCCACTGAGAGCGTTCCATCTTTGCATCAGCAGACAAAAGCTCACGAGCGCGGGCAATATAGGAATCAACTTGACGATCACCTATCCCCCAGTTTTCTGCGGCAAATTGTATGATTTGCTTTCTACTATGAGCGCGCAAGAGCAAGTCATAGACAGCATTTGTGCGCTGTTCCGACTCTGTATTGTTGCACTTGCGCGCCATTTGTATTACCCCCGGAGTTGGATTGGCATGATGAGATACGTCTGCTCTGTCATGCTAGTCGGCCTTAGCACGACCGGCGTTGTTGCACTATTGGCCGACAGTGTAACAGTCTCCGATTGGCGCATGGCCTTCAGCCCATCAAGCAGGTAATGCACGTTGAACGCCCATGACCCTGCAGCGGTGCCTTCGTAGGTGATCAGCTCCTTGCCGTTGTTGGCGTCAGCCTCGGCGGTAATGGCTAGGGCACCCGCTCCGACAACCAGCTTGACGATGGAGTTATGCGCCTCTGCAATGAGCGCAACGCGCTCCAGGCAACGGGCAAAGCGGTGCCGGTCAAGGGTGATGGTGTGCTCAAAGGACTTGGGCACCAGCGCTGCTACGTCAGGGTATTTGCCGTCAAGGATGCGGCTGTAGATGGTGACGCCGTCGCCTGCGTCGATGACTGCCTGACCTGTTGCTGCTGCCACTGTCACCGTGCGGTCTTGCAGCAGCTTCATGGTGCTGGCGGGTAGCACCAAGTCGATACCGTCCGGCAGCGGTACGGGCACGCGCATCATGCGGTGGCCGTCGGTGGCTTCCATGTAACCGGCTGCCATGTGGATGCCTTGCAGGATCTGCTTACTAGCGTCGGTGCTGACGGCTGCCATACAGGCGCGCACGCCAGCGGTCAGGTCCAGCTCAGCGCTAGGAGCCTCCACAACGGGCATGGCGGGGTAATCGGCTGCATCCTGCACAGCAAGCCCGTAGGAGCCGCTGGAGGCGCTCACAGCGCCGTCTGAGAGCGTCACAGGCTCGCCGTCGTCCATGCGGCTGACAAGCCCTGCCAGCAGCCGATACGGCAGCGCCACGGTGCCAGCAGTGTCCACGGCAGCGGGGACGGTGACCGTGATGCCCAGTTCGAGGTTGAAGCCGGTCACGGTCATGGTTGCGCCATCAGCAGCGATAAGGCAGCAGCTCAGGATCGGGTGGCTGTTGCTGGTGCTGATCGCTGGGGCAATGGTGCGTAGCGCATGGCTGAGGTCAGCCTGTGTGGTGATGAGTTTCATGTGGCGGCGGTGGTGAGAATTGCAATCAACCGGTCGTAATCGGCTGCGAAGGATGCGACCAATTCAGCCGGGATTGGCTGCTGATCATCTTGGGCATTGTCGCGGATGGCAGCGGCGTATGCAAGCGCGTGCTCCATGGTGTCATGGAGCCGGTTGATCACGGGTTGCTGCTTGGCTGAGATGTTGATGAGATCCATGTGATGACATAAGCAACAAGTTGCTCAACCATGCGGCGTGGGATGTCCCCGCGCACATTGGCTAGCGCATCAGACACTAGACGGTGATAACGCGCCACGGTAAGGCCGCTGTCGCAATTCGCAACAAGCGCACGACTACGGATCAACTCCGCACGGCTGACGCCTGCCGCTGCGGCCTGCTGGTCAAGCGCCACCAGGTCAGCAGGCTCAAAACGGACTTTGACTTCTTTCATCCAGTCACCGTAAGGCAGTTCCCCACCTACCTGCAAGGTGGGACGAGGTGGGGTACCGCCAAAACCCAGTCACAGAGCGGGAGTTCCCCACGTACCCTACCTAACCCCACTTATATCAAAACAAATAAAGGAATAGAGAGACGCGTAGGGGAACGTAGGGAAATCTCAGACCGAGGTGGGACGTGGGACAGGTGGGGCACCTGCCCGACATCGCCTGCAGCGCAGCGCATCTGGGCGATTCCGAGGTGGGGTACCCGTCCCACCTAGGTGGGGTACTACTTCCGGTAGACGTATGCCCTGCTTGACCCTTTGCCGCTGCGGTACCGCTTGTACCCAAGCCGCTTGAGCACGTCCGCAACCTGCATCTGGTCCGCCTTGGTCTGCCGTTCTACGGGCTTCTTAATGGCTTCGGTAAGCAACTTTTCAGTGGTCAAATCAATCTCCCCATGCTTGCGTAGCCAAGTCTCAATTTCCGCTTGCCACGGGTTATCGACCACATACGATTCGTTCTCCTCGGATAGTTTCACCTCGTACTGCATTGGCAGTCTGCTGGTCTCACCTGCACGGTATGCAGCAACAGCAGCAGACCATATTGCGTCGCGCTCTAGCAATAGCGCGGCGGTGTCAATCTGGTCTGCTTGGGTCCTAGTGGTGGGTATAACCCAGAACCGGCGGTTGCCAGTTTCATCCACCAAAAAGCCGGTCGTGCGGTTAGTTGTACCGACGATGATGCCACGCCTTGGGAATGCTTCAGTGGCCTTGCCATACGGCACGCGGAACATATCAACCGCCTGCGATAAGAAGGCTTTGACCTGACCTGCGTGCTTGCGATTGGTCACATGGTCAAGTTCTGCCCACTCCATAATCCATGACCTGTGGAGCACCATCAGGTCATCTTTCGAGCTGATATCACCTAAGGCATCACTGAAAAAGTCATGGCCAAGGCAGGCCCAGAACGATGACTTGTAGGCGCCTTGGTCGCCCATGATGACGCAAGCGGAGTCATGCTTGCAGCCAGGGTTGTAGGCACGGGCGACGGCACCGATCAAAGTGCGCTTAAGCATCTCGTCGTAAATGGTGCCAGGGGTATCACTAGGGCGCAGGTAGGCGGTGGACAGCGCTTCGATGTAAGCAGGTGCCACGGTGGCGGCAACACGGTCGAGGTATTCGACAACCGGGTCATACGGCGACTCGTTAGCCACCTGCACAATGCAATCCAGAGCTACCTCTTTGGAGACCTTGTAACCCATCTCGGCCAGGGTGAGATAAAAGCGCTCGGCGCCTTCGATTGGTGCACCGTCTACCTCAATGCGTTGCGTGAAGGTGTTGTAGCGGTAAGCGCTGTCGCCGTGGCGCAGCAGGTTGAGCAGCTCTGCAGCATTCATCGGCTGCAACTGCGGGTTTACCGCTGACGGTGGCTGCTTGCTTGCAGGACGTTCGCGGCGGACCGGCTCCAGTTGCTGCCGCCCGCGCCAGCCGTCTTGCTTGGCTAGTTGACCGAGGGTGCCAAGGGTGATGCCACCGCCGGACTTGAAGCCGCGCCATTTGTGTTCGCAGTCGCCGGGCTTGAACTTGGAGGACTGCGATGACCATGTGATCCAATCCGCTAGCAGGGCATCATCAACGCTGTGTAGCGCCATACCCACTTCAAGCCACTGGTCATAATCGTCAGCGCGGCTGGGCTGCAGCGCTTCGAGAAACGATCGCGCCCGCACTGCGTCATCAGTGCCGCCACTGACCAACGGCAACGGCGCCTGCACCGGCTGCCGTAGCATCCGCGCTAACAAATCTGCCGGTGCCTCGGCAATGTCCACATCAGCAGGTGAGCGCCCCGGCACCCAGCTATAGCCAGACGTGAGCGGGTGCGCCCCGGCAACGATGGACTGGCAGCCATCCCAGCGCAGCTCAACCTGCTCAGGCTTGCCTTCGCTGTCGGTAACGCCGGTCTTGTACTTACGGGTGCGGATCTCTGCCCAGTACTGCTGGGGCACTTGGTAAATGATTTGAAACCGCCCGTCGCGGCCGCTGGTTACGGTCCAGGATGGCGGCAACGAGCTGACCGGGATTCCCCAGTCGTCAAAGAGCCCAGATGCGGATTTGCCATCGTGGTCCACAAACAGCAGGCCACCGCTAGGCGTGCCGCAGCAGACGCCGATCGCCTTGGCGCGACCGGACCTGAGTTCTTGCCCCAGCTTGGCGCGGGTGATGAAGTCTTTCTGCCAGTTGTCCATGTACGGACGCTTCTGGCCGTCAACTGCCACATAGGACCAGTGGCGCGGCAGCGCTGCTAGCTGCCCAAGTAGGTCGCTGGTCATGGTTCACGGCGCCCGGTTGCTGGCAGCAGGCCGTTGCGGTGCAGGCGGATAGCCTCGGCAATCAGCAGCCGTATGGCGGTGCTGCGTGAGAATGTGTCGCCGCGCCAGGCGTCCAGCCATGCAAGCTGGTCTGGCGTGAGGCGTAGAGGTACTGGATGGGCTAGGGGCATCGGCTGCGCTGGGTGCTTGACAAGCGTAGCCGGTTCCTCTACGGTGTGCAAGCAAGGCGGGTTTACGACTGCATAGCGTTTCGGCGCTGTTTAAGCAGGCACCCGCCGCACCACCACGCACCACATGGAACAAATCAGTCTCCTGCCCGAGCCGGAGTACACGCCCGAGCCTGAGCCGATCCATATCGGCCAGCGCATCTGGGGCTGTGATTACGGGTCTGGCTACTTCCACCTGCATTGCGACGGCAATTACCGCAAGGTGATGCCAGAACAATTTGCAGGATTGTCATTTGCAACGGCTGGTGATGTCGTCGTGATCGAGAACGCGCACATGCAGCCAAAGGCCAGGAGTCTGGCGCAGGTGTTTACCTATGAGGAGCTGGCTGCCATCAAAACTGAGGCTGAACGCCGCGACATCACGATTCGGCTTTGGTTTCACTCTCAGACACCTAAATGGCGCGCCATCCTCAAGATGGGCGATAAGTCGGACGAGATTGACGCTAAAACCATTTACAGCATCATTCAGCATCGCGGCTTAGATGGCCTGCAGTATTTCAATCCACGCAGTGGCTACCCGCCGCGCATCCAATGGGCGCATGATCAAATCAAGGATATGAACCTTTGGCTAAACAATGCCAGGATGGACTACGCTGCCAAAAACTGTGCAGCATTTCATCTTTATTTTGACAAAGCAAGGCCAGCAATTCAAACAATGCTTTTGCGCAATCAAACAGATAAAAAAATATCAATTGACTTATATAAAGACTGTACTGAGTGGTGGATTGTACCTGGTCATTGGTTGCCGAGTGAACACAAAAACGGCTTAAGCCTTTGGGCTGCATTTGTCGCCAGTGATGGCACAACGCGTAAATACAACGGTATGGTTCCAGGCGTCAAGTTTGTGATGCAAGAATTGTTGCGCCAGCGGCCTAATCATTTTATGGGTGGCGTTGCACGGTCAAACATTATGCATCACAGCTTTAAGAATGAAGTAATCGCACACATGAAAACAAGAAAAAAGAAAACAAAAGAAGATGATAAAACTATTTTGCCACTGCATGAATACACTCCACAACAGCGCGAAAAGTTTATTGCTTTTAGGCAGCGCTACCGCAAGGCGATGACAACCACACTTCACGCAATGAGGCAATACTTGGTTGAGCGTGATGTTGTTTAATCCGTCATACCGCTCTGCGGTGTTTATTGCGGCATAACACTACGCTCACACTCTTGCTGCGGTTGTTTACAATGTCACGCCCTTTAGGCGTTTAGGCCAACATAACCGCAGCACCCCATCCAAATCCCAGTCATGCAATTAAGACCCTACCAACAGCAACTCATCACCGACATTCGCCTGCAGTACCAGCTCGGCCATCGCACAGTGCTGGCAGTCCTGCCCACTGGTGGCGGCAAGACGGTGTGCTTTAGCTACATCGCCCAGGCTGCCGCCAAAAAGGGCAACCGCGTCTGCATCCTTGTGCATCGTGCTGAGCTACTGGACCAAGCCAGCCGCAACCTCACGGCTATGGGCGTTAGTCATGGCCGCATCGCTGCAGGCCGCAGCATGGACCTGAGCCATGCGGTGCAGGTTGCCTCAGTCCAGACGCTTGCCCGCAGGCTGCACAAACTGCCGGCGGAGTTCTTCCAGCTCCTAGTGGTCGATGAGGCGCACCACACCAATGCTGGTCAGTGGGCAACGATGCTGCAGCATTTCCACAAAGCGCATGTCTTAGGTGTGACGGCAACGCCATGTCGAGGCGACGGACGTGGGCTTGGTGACCACTACCAGACCATGGTGCAGGGACCCAGTGCCGCATGGCTGACCGATAACGGCTACCTCGCCAGCGCCCGTGTGCTGGCACCGCCGGGGTTTGATAGTGCCGGCCTACGCAAGCGCATGGGTGACTTTGACGCCAAAGAGGCCGAGCAGCGCGTCGGCACCATCATGGGTGACTGCTGCAGTCACTACCGCAAACACCTGTCAGGCCAGACCGCCATCGCGTTCTGCTGCAGCGTGGCACATGCCGAGGCGGTGGCTGCCCTATTCATGTCGCAAGGCATCCCTGCCGCCAGCATTGACGGCACGATGGCAACCGACCAGCGCAGGGACCTATTGCAAGCGCTCGGAACCGGCCGCATTAAGGTGCTGAGCAGTTGCAGCCTGATTGGTGAGGGCGTGGACGTGCCCAGCGTCGGGGGATGCATCCTGCTCAGGCCAACGCAGTCAGTTGGCTTGCACCTGCAAATGATCGGCCGTTGCCTTAGGCCAAGCCACGACAAGACCGCTGTCGTATTGGATCACGTCGGCAACACGCTGCGGCTAGGGCACCATCTTGAAGACCGCGACTGGACGCTTGACGGTGCGCGCAAACGCGACCGCGAGCAAGCGCCATCAGTCAAGGTGTGCCCGGTGTGCTTCAGCACCAGCATGAGCGCCACGCAGGTTTGCCCTGACTGCGGGCATGTGTTTGCACCGCAGGAGACCAGGGAGCTAAAGGTGGTTGAGGGTGAGCTGCAAGAACTGACCACACGCCAACGCAAACGCGAACAAGGCACAGCCCAGTCCCTTGAAGATCTCCGCAAGCTGGCGCAGCAACGCGGCTATAAGCGCGGCTGGGCAGAGCGGGTGTATCAGGCTAGGTTGGCCAAGCGGCATGGCGCATGAGTGAGCGAACAACGCATCCAGCAGGAGATCCGGTTAGCCATTAGCAACGGCGATACCAAAGTCTTCCGCAATAACACCGGCACGCTTAAGGACGCCAACGGCCGCCCGGTGCAGTTCGGGCTGTGCAAAGGCAGCGCTGACTTGATCGGCTGGCGGACGGTCACGGTGACGCCTGGTATGGTCGGCCAGCGCATCGCGGTGTTTACCAGCATCGAGGTGAAGACACCAACCGGCAGGCTCAGGCCAGAGCAGCAGCAGTGGCTGGATGCGGTCCAGGCTGCTGGCGGCATTGCTGGCGTGGCACGGTCGGTGGAGGACGCAAAGGCGCTGGTTTGCGACGAAACCTATACACCAGTACTTGGCTGACTAGGTTTTGTTACAGAAGGGTTGACCACGGCCGACCATGGTGTAAGATGCGGGGGTCCACAAATCCCACCCATGACAACAACACTTGCCTTCATTGCAGCCCTGCTGCTGCTGCCCATCATCATCCTGCTATGGGCAACCGAGAGCACCGAGCAACGCGCCAAACGGCTGCACAGCCGTGGCTGGTCGCAGCGCCGCATTGCGGAGCACATGCGCATCAGCCGCTACCGCGTCAGGCAGGCACTGGCGTAGAAAAATGGGGGCAGCCACGCCCCCCTCGATCTCACCGCAACCATTTTACCCATGACATCAGACGACTTCTGGACATTCCAAACCGCTAAGCAGCACGGCGGCGGCTTTATTGGCCGCCTTGCCGATGCAGGGCTGGTGGCTGATCCGGTCAACCGGCAGGCGCTGTTCCAAGCGTTCCCGCAACTGCTGCACTGCTTCGGCCCGCAGACCCTAATCCACCGCCAGATGAGGCAGAAATGACCATCACCAACGAGCAGTACCACGCCGACCCAGCCGTCAGCGCCAGCCACCTCAAAGCGGTAATGCAATCGCCTTACCACTACTGGAGCCGGTACATCAACCCAGACCGCAAACCGGTTGAGCCAACCGCTGCAATGAAACTGGGCAGCCTTGCCCATTGCGCCATTCTTGAACCGGACGAGCTGCTGCAGCGCTACGGCGTGTGCGCAGCACGCAATACCAAAGCTGGCAAGGAGCAAGCTGAGCGCATGGCTGCTGAGGGCATCGAGGCTGTCACCAGCACCGACATGGCGCTGGCGCTTGGCATGAGCGCTGCGGTCCGCAACCACTCGGCAGCCGCAGCACTGCTGCAGCAAGGCAAGGCCGAGCAATCCTTCTGGTGGAATGACACCGCCACAGGGATGCGCTGCAAGTGCCGCCCGGACTGGTACCAACGCGACACGGTGGTAGACATCAAGACCACCACCGACGCCAGCCCGCAGGCCTTTGCCCGCAGCGTGGCTACATTCGCTTACCACGTCCAAGCGGCGCATTATCTCGCTGGCTTACATGGCGCTGAGCGGTTTGTGTTTGTCGCCGTCGAGAAAAGTTACCCGCACGCTGTTGCGGTGTACGAGCTGGACGCCGATGCGCTTGCATTAGGGCGAACCACGCGGGATAATGCATTGGACGTGATCGCCGGATGCAAGGCCGCCAATGCGTGGCCCGGCTACGGCGACACGACCATTCAGACCATCAGCCTGCCTAAGTGGGCAACAAATCCCATCCAAACTGAGACCTTCTGATGACTTCACAAATCACAACTTGGACACCTGACCAAGTCCAACTGATCAGCAGCACCATTGCACCGGGCTGCACCAATGACGAGCTGCGGCTGTTTGCCTATGCGTGCCAACGCACTGGCCTTGACCCGTTCAGCAAGCAGATCTACGCCATCAAGCGCGGCGGCAAGCTAACCATCCAAGCAGGCATCGACGGCCTGCGCGCCATTGCAGAGCGCACTGGTCAACTGGACGGCAGCGAGACCTACTGGTGCGGCGAGGAAGGCGACTGGCGTGACGTATGGCTGTCATCTAAGCCGCCCGCTGCTGCCAAGACCATTGTCCACCGCAAAGGCAGTAACCATGCTTTCGTCGGCGTTGCACGGTTTGCGGACTACAACGCAGGCCAAGGTTTATGGGCCAAGATGCCTGCCGCGATGATCGCCAAATGCTCCGAAGCTCTAGCACTGCGTAAGGCATTTCCTGCCGACATGTCCGGCGTCTACACCACTGACGAGATGCAGCAGGCTGATGCAGAGCCGGTGACCGTCACCACCGTCCAGGCCAAGGACACCAGCAAGACCTTTACCGCTGGTGCTGCTGCCATTGCTAAGGCCAAGAGCCTGCAGGACTTAGAGGAACTGCAGCCGCGTATGGCAAAGCGCCTAGAGGACGGCGACCTGACGCAGGAGCAACACGACAAGCTGCTGCAGCAGATGCTTGAGAAGGAGGCTGATCTTGTATCTGACGACTGAGCAACTAGCAGCACGCTGGGGCTTAAAGCCAAGCAGCGTTAAATCCCAGCGGCTGCGTGGTCAAGGACCGAGCTATTACACCGTGCCACGGTTTGGCTTGCCACTAGGTGAGTCGCGGGTCAGGTATCCAATCGCGTATGTCCTGGCTTTTGAAGAATCCAACTCCATTACCCCCATCAATCCATGACCCTTTATGCTTCCGGCGTCGTTCGTATTATTAGCGAACCGCAGATTAAGTTTTTTGATTCTGGTACTTGTGTTTGCAACTTCGGTGGTGGCATCAGCGAAGGCAAAGATAAAGACGGCAACTACATCAACAATGCCATTGATGTAGAAGTCTGGGGTAAAGGCGGCGAGATGATTGCCGACAACTGCAAAAAAGGCGACAGCATCATGGTGACTGGTTCCATCCGCCGCCAAGACTGGACCGATAAGGACACCGGCACCAAACGCAGCAAACATGTGCTTAACGTGCAGCGGTTTGAGTATCTGCCCCGCCCTAAGACCGAGGAGGCTGCATTCTGATGAACGAACCCGCCATCAAAGCAGCCTTTGAGGAGTGGTGGCGTGACAGTTATGGGGTGCCTCCGGGCACCCATGCTGTTATGACCCATGTCGCCTTTGCTGCATATGTGCTCAAGCTGATGGAGCTGTTGCAGGATGACTGATCTGGTCAACCACCCGCCGCACTACACGCAAGGCGGCATTGAGTGCATCGAAGCTATCCAGGCAGCACTGACCCCGGACGAGTTCCGGGGTTACTGCAAAGGTCAAGTCATTATAGATATCTGGCGCGC